CCAGAACGTCCGTGCTGCTAAGATCGCTCAAGCAATCCGCGCAGTAACCAACGAAGTAGAAACTGATCTGTGTGCTTTGCAGTCTACTTTCTCTCGCGCATACGGCACCGCTGGCAGCAGCCCTTTTAATACTGCTAACGATTACACCGATGCTTCTAACGTCTTAAAGATTCTGAAAGATAACGGCGCTCCTTTGCAAGATAACCAGCTAGTAATTGATACTTCTGCTGGCGTTAACCTTCTTGGTAAGCAAGCTGCTGTTGCTGATGCTGGTAGCGACTCTATCTTGCGTCAAGGCGTACTGCTTGATGTAAACGGCATGCCTATTCGTGAATCTGCACAGGTTAACACTTCTGTTGCTGGAACTTCAGCTAACGCCGTAAGTGCTGCTGCTCACGTTGTCGGTCAAACAAGCATCGTGCTTAAAGCTGCTGGTACTGGCACTATTGTTGCTGGAGATGTAATCAGTTTTGCTGGTGACACTAACAAGTATGTTGTTGTTACTGGTGCTGCTGCTGTATCTGGCGCAACTATTGTTATTTCAGCCCCCGGATTGCAAGTTGCTCAAGGTACTGGCGACAAAGCAATTACTATTACTGCTGCTGCTACTCGTAACATGGCGTTTAACCGCTCTGCAATCGTTCTAGCTTCTCGCGCTCCTGCTCGTCCTTCCGAGGGTGACATGGCGACTGACGTAATCGTAATTACTGATCCTCGATCTGGTCTTAGCATGGAATTTGCCATGTACAAAGGCTACAGAAAAGTTCGTTATGAAGTTGGTCTAGCTTGGGGTGTTAAGAACATCAAGCCAGAGCATACTGCTCTTCTGTTAGGTTAAGTCTATATCTAGCCACCTCTTTCGGGGGGTGGCTTTTATAATTGAGGAATAGATATGGCTACTATAGTAGTAGAGACAGGCAGTGGTTCATCAACTGCAAATTCTTATATTTCCGAAGCTGAATTAGCTACTTATGCGTTAGATCGAGGAGTTACCCTAACAGGCACTTCAGCGGTTCTAATTATTCAGGCTATGGATTACTTAGAGTCTAAGATGTTTATTGGAACTAAGTCTACTGACCCACAAAATCTGCAATGGCCAAGAACTGGCGTTGAGGTTGATAATTTCTACATAAACTCTACGACTATACCCAGACTTCTTAAAGAAGCTGAGATGGAGTTGTGTATCGCTTTGGATGGCGGCGTAAACCCGCTTGCTAATCAAGGTAGAGAAACAGTAAAAGAAAAGGTAGGCGAATTGGAAGTGGAATACTCTCCAAGCGCAAGAGCTGTTACATATTTGACAGCAGCAGAGACTAAACTGCAAAAGCTATTGTTAAACTCAGCGAGGGTTATTCGTGTTTGATTACGAGTCGCTTAAAAAAACAGCATCTAAGTTAATAGCTAACTTTGGTGCTGACGCTGTTATATCTAGAAAAGATGGAACAGGATATGACCCAGCTTCAGGGTCGCTTTATCATGGTGTGTCTGTAACTTTCACTGCAAAAGCAGTTAGAGCGCAATTTACTATTTCTGAAAAGGCTTCTTCTGCCGTACAGGAGTCAGACATCAAGATGTTAGTTGAGTCAGGCAAGGGCGTTCCTGAAATAGACAATACTATAAAGTTTGATAGTATTTCTTATCGCATAATGGATGTTACTAAGGTTTCTCCATCTGGAAAGGATGTTTATTATGAGCTTCACCTTAGAGCTTAAAGAATACGCTGATAAGACTGAAAAAGACATTGTTGAAATAGTCCAGCTTTCATGCATAGACGTTTTCAGCAAGGTCATCATGGACACGCCGGTTGGTAAGCCTGAATTATGGAAAAGAAAGCCCCCAGCAAATTATAAAGCTGGTGCTTTAAAAGCTAATTGGCAAGCATCGTTAAATACAAGATTAACAGGCAGGCTAAAGAAAAAAGACAAGAGTGGCAAGCGAACCATAAACAGAATGCTTGCTATGGTAAAAAAGTATGACGGTGAAGGTTCTGTCTGGCTAGTAAACAACCTTCCGTATGCCTCAAGAGTAGAATATGGCCACTCAACACAAGCGCCAACAGGTATGGTGCGGGTAAATCTTTTGGCGTTTAAGAATGCAATGGCAGCAGCCATTAAGAAGGTTAAGAAATGAGTACAGTATTTTCAGACATAAGCGCCGCTTTAGACACAAGGCTAAGTACTTTGTTTCGATCCCCGCCTGTGGCGTGGGAAAATATTGCCTATAAGCCTATTAAAAATAAGCTATACTTGAGGCCGACTCATTTGCCATCCGCTACAGTTCAGGCTGGACTTGGAACTGCGGGCATAGATGGGTATTCAGGGTTATACCAAATTGATGTATTTGCCATTGCCGGTAAAGGCAGGGGCGAAGCGGAAGCGAAAGCAGACGCAATTGCCGATCATTTTAAGCGTGGTACAGATTTATTGTACAATGGCGTTTACGTTAGGCTTGGTGATGTATCAAGAAACGCAGGACTTATTGACGAAGATCGCTTCGTTATTTCAGTAACAATTAATTATATGGCTCATGTAGCACCGAGGTAAATTATGACTATTGCAACAGGCTCAAGACACAACATGGCGTATGTTGTCGAATCTACATTCGGTACTACTCCGTCAACACCTTCATTTCTACCCATTCGTCACACTGGCACAACTATTGGATTGTCGAAAGACGCAATTGAATCCGAAGAGTTGCGTGAAGATCGTCAAGTAGCTCATTTCCGTCATGGAAACAAGAGTGTTGCCGGTGATGTTAATGTTGAACTATCTTACGAATCATTTGATGACTTACTTGAAGCAGTATTATGCGGCACTTGGGCTACAGATGTATTGAAAGCCGGAACTACTCGCCGCAGCTACACTGTTGAGCGTCATCACCAAGACATCGGTAAATACTTGCGCTCTACTGGCTGCAACTTCAACTCTATGTCTTTGTCTGTTGCCCCTAACTCAATGGTTACTGGGTCGTTCTCAGTAGTTGGCAAAGACTTTACAATTGCGTCTACTCCTATTACTGGCGCTACTTATGGAACAGAAACTACTACTGCACCATTTGATTCGTTTACAGGGTCTATTACAGAAGGCGGTTCAAGCATTGCTGTTGTTACTGCGATTGAGTTGAGCTTAGATAACGGCATGGAATCTATGTACGTTGTAGGCTCTGACTCTACGCTTCAGCCTTCTATTGGCAAGTCTTCTGTCAGCGGTTCTATTACTGCTTACTTTGAGAACAGCACGCTAATTGACAAGTTTATTAACGAAACGTCTTCTAGCCTAACTTTTGTACTAACTGATCTGGCTGGTAACTCTTACACGTTTAATCTACCAAACGTCAAATACAACTCAGGTAATCCTGAAGTTGGCGGCGCTGGTGCAGTGACAGTATCCTTAGACTTTGTAGCGTTATACAATTCTAGCGATGCATCTCAGATTAAGATTACAAGAGCAGACGCTTAACAAACTAAGGGGCCGCAAGGCTCCTTTATTAACTCTGGAGAGAGAAATGGATATTGAACAACTTTATACTGCTGACGCACATGAAGAGGGCGCAGAAATACGCATATTAAGCCCGATTAACGGCGATGAAACTGATTTCTACATCATCGTAAAGGGTGTTGACTCAAAGTCGTACAGAGAAGCTGTAAGGGCGTATCACAGGAAGTTAATAAATAAAGAGGATGGTGGCGAAATTGATCTGTTAGTAGCTATCACTAAAGGTTGGCGCGGATTGCAGAGTAAAGGCAAAGAAGTAAAGTTTACTTCTAAATTAGCTTATGATCTTTACGTCAATGCTCCTAACATTGCTTCTCAAGTAGATGCGTTTGTAGCTGAACGAAGAAATTTTACCAAGGGCTAACTGAAGAGTTATGTACTTTTGCTTCATGGCAGTTTTGGGCTGCTGGATACGACAAAGGTTCAACAGTTAGCCGCATAGCTAATCTACGTCAAGTTGCTAAAAGCTTGGGCCGCAATCCCAAAGAGCTAGATGATGAGCCTGAATTAAGGCAAGAATTGTCGTATCTTTGGGAATTGTTCGTGTCGTTAAAAAATGCCTCCTCTGGCGCAATCAGTTACAATGAAATAAATTCGTATATGTCTATTTATGGAAAGCTATCTACTTTTGAGGTAGACCTTATTCGTACATTAGACACCTTACACGCTAAAGAGGTTAGTAATAATGGCTGATAATACTTCAACGCTTGGTATCGAGGTAACAACTAAAGGCATAAGCAAAGCTACTGAAGAAGTAGAAAAGCTTTCTAATGCTGGAGCCAAAGCCGAGAAAAACACGCAAAATCTTGGGAAAGCAGCTAAAAGCACAGTTGCTCCTATGAAAAATATGCGCGCTCAAGCGCAGCAAGCTTCGTATCAGTTGCAGGATATTGCAGTTCAAGCTCAAATGGGGACAAGTGCTTTTACTATTATTGGGCAGCAGGGTTCTCAGTTGGCTTCCGTATTTGGCCCAGCAGGTGCAGTAACAGGTGCGCTTATTGCTTTTGGTGCAATTATTGGTGGGTTCTTATGGGACTCCATGAATAAATCTGGTGATGCTGCTGAAGAGCTTGCTGACCGCATGAAAACTCTTGGCGATAGATTTGATGTTGCTACTAGAGCGCAAAAGTTGTTTTTGAGAGCTGAAGCAACTAAAACGATATCCGAAAGAAAAGAAGAAATAAAGTCACTTACCGAAGAAATGGGCAAGCTTAATAATAATCAATTTGATTTGTCTGAGATTTTTAGTGGCGACCTTACTTATCAAGAAAGGATTGATAAAACAAATGAACTGGTAGCTAAAATTGATGAGCTAAACATTCTAAATGAAGAAACTGCTCAATCAGTTAATGGCACTAGCAAAGAAACAGCCTCATATGTTTTAAAGCTGACAGAGCAGGCAGATGTTTTGGGGTTTACTGCAAAGCAATTAGCCCAATATAAAATTAATCAGCTTGGCGCTACAGGCGCAGATGCGGCTGCAATTCACGAAAAATCTCGACTAATCTTTTTGTACGAAAAAGAGCAAGAAGCTTTAAAAGAGGCAGCAAGGCAAAAAACAAAAGATGAGGCGGCAGAGAAAAAGAAAGTTGCGGCTGATGCTAGAAAAGCAGCTAAAGATCAAGCCAAGTCAGACCGAGACGCAGAAAAACTAAAGAAAGACAAAGAAAGCGCCCAAGGTCGATTATTGCAAATTGCTCAATCAGCAATGGAAGAAGCAGCCCTTATTGATTCTTTGGAGGCCGAGGCTGTAGCAAAAACTCAAGCTGACAGGGATGCCAAGCTAATAAGCCAAGAAGAGTTTGAGATAGCTAAAGGCCAGCTAGAGGAAAAATACAGCAAAGACAGAGTTGCTCTTGCCGAAGCAGAAGCTCAAGCTAAAACAGATATTCAACAACAGGTTCTTACAAGTTTAGGTGGAATGGCCGGTCAGTTAGCAGGCATAGCCGCTGAAGGGTCAAAAGAAGCTAAAGTTTTATTTGCAATGCAAAAAGCCATTGCTATAGCTCAGATTATAGTTTCCACCGAAGTTGCTGCTCAGGCTGCTGCCGCTCAAGCTGCAATCCTTACTGGGCCTGTTGGGTATTTTGCTACAGCGGCAGGCATTAGGGCTGTAGGTTACGCATCTGCCGGTATTGTTGCCGGAACCGCTATTGCTGGTGGTCGAGCATTAGGTGGTCAGGTTAGAGGCGGTGAATCGTATCTTGTTGGTGAGCGTGGCCCAGAGCTGCTTACTATGGGTAGTTCAGGTCGTATTGCTACTAACGAGAACCTAAAGAAAGCTGTTGGATCAGAAAGTGGTCAGTCTCAAGCCAATGTTAGTGTAAACTTCAGCATACAGGCTAATGACACTGCTGGATTTGATAGGCTTCTAAACTCCCGCAGAGGTCAGATTGTTTCTATGATTAACCATGCGGTCAATAATCGCGGAAGAGCGTCTATAACATGAGTGGAACATACCCAGCATCACCCGTATTTGCATCTATCGGGTTTAAGAGCCAGCATTACAATTTGGCTAGTGAAAGCGTCTCAGGCCGCACCCAAGTCAGAAACATTGGCGGGCAGCGGTTTGAGTTCTCAGCCCAATACTCTAAGCTTAGTCGTGCGGAGTTTGCTCCGGTTATGGCGTTTGTTATGGCTCAAAGAGGTATGGCAGAAACATTCTCTATTGTATTGCCAGAGATAAGCTCCAAAAGTGGAACTGCTTCTGGTACTGCGCGGGCTAACGGCGCTGCTGTTATTGGCGCAACATCGGTTAATGTCGATGGGTTTAGTGGAGTGTTAAAGGCTGGCGATATGGTAAAGTTTTCTAACCATAGTAAAGTCTATATGATTACCGCAGACCGATCCGGCGCTGGTGCATTGGCAATTCAGCCTGCTCTAAGAGTCGCGTTGACTAACGATTTAGTTGTGACATACGACAATGTACCATTTACGGTACGTTTAAATAACGATGTTCAGAGTTATTCTTTGGAATCTGCATCTTTACTTGATTACGAAGTAGACTTTATAGAGGCAGTGTAATGACAAGATCAATAAACGCAGCAACTATTGCCGAACTTGCAAAAGATAACTTTAATCTTGCTACTTTGATTCAATTTGATTTGTCTACTACCTTGTATCTTACAGACTGGGATAGAAACTTATCTGCCTTGTCTCAGACATGGGTAAGCAGCTCACATTTCTTGGGTGTTGGAGATGTTACAGAAACATCTGATTTAAGAGTGAACACCCTTGACGTTACTTTGTCTGGCGTTGAGCAATCTTATGTCGCTATCTTTCTAGCCCAGAATTACATTGACCGGCCTGTAAAAATATACAGGGCCGCTATTAGCGCATCTGATGCAGTAATCGGCGATCCAATACTGTTATTTGAAGGCTTAATGACTGGCTTTAATATTCAAGACAGTAAAGATACAAGTACCATTACAGTACAACTTGCTTCTCACTGGAAAGACTTTGAGAAAGAAGTTGGCCGAAAGACAAACAACAACTCGCAATCTATTCATTTCCCTGCTGATAAAGGGTTTCAATTTGCGGCTAAAACAATTAAAGATTTAAAGTGGGGTCGTGAATAATGGCATTGTTTTGGGTAGCAGCGGCATTTGTAGGTGCCACAACCGTTTCATACGTCATGACGCAAAAGGCGAAAAAAGCGGCGCAAAAAGCTGCCGATGCTATGGCTGGCGTTCTTGTTAACAAAGAATCTAACATTGAGCCTATTCCCGTTATTTACGGTACTAGAAGAGTTGGTGGTGTTCGTGTATTTGTTTCGACAAGAGATGCTTCTGGGGGTGATCCAAATGAATTCTTATACATTGCTATGGTTTTAGCCGAAGGCGAAGTTGACGATATTACAGATATACACATTGATGACACTCCAATATCTGACAGCAAATATAATGGTCTTTATACAATTAATGTCCATACTGGCGCTGACAATCAAGCTTACGATTCTCTTCTTACGCAAGCTAATGCTGGCTGGACAACCGCTCATAAATTAAGTGGAGTTGCTTATCTAGCTATTAAGCTAAAGTGGGATTCTGATGTATTCCAAGGGGTTCCAGATATTACTGCGCTTGTTCGTGGCAGAAAAGTATACGACCCGCGATCACCTAGCGCCGCTAACGCTTACAGCACTAACCCTGCTTTATGTTTGCGCGATTACATGACTAACACAAGATTTGGTAAAGGACTTCCAGCATCAGCAATAGATGATGTTGCGTTTTCAGCAGCGGCTACAGATTGTGACGAAAGTGTAACTTTTTACACTGGAAGTGGAACAGGAAAGATATTTGAGACAAATGCAGTACTGCAAACAGACGAAACATTATTCTCTAATATAGAAAAAATGCTAATGGGCTGTCGTGGGTTCCTGCCTTATACGCAAGGCAAATACGGATTGATCATTGATAAATCTAGATCAGTTAGCTACGCATTTGATACAGATACAATGGTTAGCGGAATCTCTATTCAAGGTGAGTCAAAAGAGAACAAGTTTAATAGGGTTATTGTTAAGTTTGCTAATCCTGCTGTAGATTATCAGCCTGATCAAGCTACATGGCCTGATGCTGGTTCTAGCGAAGAGACTACATTTCTAAGCGAAGATAATGGCACTTTGTTAGTTACAGATTTAGATATGCCAACAGTCACTAACTACTATGCTGCCAGAGATTTGGCGAGAGTCATTCTTAAACGATCTAGAAGCTCTTTGCGCTGTAGTTTTAAGACTACAAGTGAAGCTTTACAGCTATCGGTTGGTGACGTAGTTACAGTTACTCACCCTACGCCAGCTTGGGTAGCAAAGCCTTTTCAGATAGAAGAGATTACCCTTAACTATGACGGTACTTGTTCTGTTTCTTTGCTGCAATACGATTCAACTATTTACACTTACGATCTAGCGGCTGAAGAAATAACCTATCCGCAATCCGTATTGCCTAATCCGTTTTCG